CGGGAGACTGAACAGAACATGACGGTGGTTGCCAACACCTACGCCACAACCTTGAGGAATGTCCAAAATGCTGCAAAGATTAAAGAAACAAAGCTGCGTGCTGATGCTGCCACTGGCGCTTTGCGCTTGTCAATCCCCGCCAAAGCCTCAATATGTCCCACCACAAATTCCGCCGCTCCCAGCGGAAATAGCGGAGAAGCAAGAGCCGAACTTGACCGATCGGTTGCTGAAGCTCTTATCTCCATCACAGCAGACGGAGACGCAGCCATCCGCAAACTCAACGCCTGCATCGACACCTACGAAAAAATGAGGACCATGAAATGAATTTATCCCCATCGTTCACCCTTGAAGAGTTGACCCACACTGATCACCGAGAGTTTGACAACACCCCCAACGATGCCGAAATGGCCAACTTGGTGCGCTTGGCCAATTTTTTGGAACAGGTCAAAGTGGTTTTGGGCGGCAAGCCCATCATCGTGAATAGTGCGTTCAGGTCAAAAGCCGTAAATGATGCAGTGGGAAGTTCCGACCGATCACAACATCGGCATGGCTGCGCCGCCGATATTCGCGTTCCGGGCATGACCCCAAACGAGGTGGTCAGCGCCATCATTGCCTCTGATTTAAAATATGACCAAGTAATTCGCGAGTTCGACCGCTGGACACATGTTTCGATCCCCAACACCGAGGATGCCGATCCGCGTGCCATGGCCCTTATCATTGACAAAGCAGGCACCCGTGCCTACGCCTAAAGTTAGCAGTTGCCGTCCTCCTCGGCATCCTTTGGCCCCGGCAGCAATGCTGGGGCCGTTTTTTCAAACGCTTCTACCTTGCGCCACCACTGGTCTTTGTAACCGTCAAACTCCCGGCCACAGGTCACAAACTCCTGCACTTCCCCGTCCTGTGCCACCATCATGATCACGCCGTGGTCAATGCTGGTTTGGTACAGATGGTTATGCGCACAGGCGTAGGCTGCCAACTGGATGAAGTAATCGTCAATCCACTTGCGAGGCTTCATGCGATTGGTTTGCTTGAAGTCGATGATGGATGTCTCGCCCTTGTAGACACCCACGCAGTCAGTTGTGCCTGCATACCGGAACGGGTAATACAGGGGCGCTTCTGTGCCCCATACCTCGTTGACGTGAGGAAAGAACTCCTCAATCAACCGGTAACCCATGCGGTAGCCCTTGACCTGTAGCCACGTGCGAGGGGCGGGTAAATCCCTATTCAACAGCAGTCGCTCAACCACGTTGTGCATGTGGGTGCCAACTGTGGCAGCTTCGTTTTTGATCTGCTCCGCTTTCTCCCGACCAACCCTCTCGGCCCACGAATCGAGGTGGGTGGTGTCCTTGGTGGCAGAAATGATGCGTGTGACGCTGGGCATCTCATGTTCGTTTCCGTCGATTTTGTATACACGTCCGGTGGATGCGTCTACTCTTTCCAGTCTTTCATACACGTACTTGCGGCGGATGGGGATAAGTTGCATTAAATGATCCAATCTTTGAAGTTTTCGCCCAGCACCTGCGAGGCAATGTTGATCTTGTTCCTGAGCGCTTTAACGATGTGTTCGTCCACGGTGTCTTTGGCAATCAAGTCCACGTAGGTTACCTTTTCGGTTTGGCCGATCCGATGAGCCCGGTCCTCGGACTGCAAGCGGACTTCCAAGTCAAAGCTGTTGCTGTAGTAGATGACCGTATGGGCCGCTGTGAGCGTCAGACCATACCCGCCGGTGCGTGGGTTGCCAACAAAGAATCTAAGCTCGCCATTGGCGTTTTGGAAGTTCTCCACGGCGTTTTCGCGTTCGTCGTCCTCCGTGTCGCCGTAGTAGGTGGCCACGGCAGTCATGCCGTACTCTTTTTGCAACGCCAACTTGATGTTCTCAATGTCCCGGCGGTAGTTTGCCCAGATGATTGCTTTGCCGTTGGTCTCTTCCACCACGGACAACAACTCATTGATCCTGTTGTTGGGGATGTCAATCTGCTGGCCGTCATCAAGCTTGACGTGGCCACAGCAAATCTGGTGCAGTCGCATGAGCTGGGTCAGCGCATTGTTGGTACTCATCAGGTTGCCATCAACGAGCGCCAAGGCCATGAGCTTCATTTGGTCATAGTATTTTTTCTGCTCAAGCGTCAGCTCCACATCCCGGCGCGTGTACACCTTGTCAGGCAAGTCCAAGCACTCTTCCTTGGTCACACGGAAGCAAAACTTGTTGAGCTTTTCCTGCAATTCATCCAACCTGCGGTAGCCAACAATCTGCTTGAAGGTGTGGGTAGGCAACCGGCGTTCAACAAGGATCGCGTACCGCGCTTGGAAGGCGTAGAAACTTGCCATGTCAAGGCAGTCAGGCCCTAAGAATTCGCATTGGCTGTACAGGTCCAAGGGCGACTTGGTCACCGGTGAGCCGGTGGCAATCCTCCTGTACCGAGCATCGCGGGCCACCTTGATGATGCTCTTGGTGCGCTTGGCGTTTGGTGTCTTGATCGTGGTGCTCTCGTCCACAGCCATGAAAGAAGAGGTAACACGCAAAAACGTGCGGGCGTAGGCGGTGCCTTTCTCGGTGCTGAACGCCTCGATGTTCATGACCATGATCCTGAGCTTGTCGAGCGAGTTGATCATTTCCTCCATCTCTGCTTTCTCTGCCTTGCGCGGGGTCGGTGTCCAACACGCCATCTTGTACGGAACGTGGTCCGGCATGTGCTTCGGTAGTTCGGACTTGTACCAGTTCCGGTAGACCCCCTTTGGTGCTACAACCAGCATTGCATTGATCTTGCCCTTGTCGTACAGCATGGCTGCGTTGTTTATAAGCATAAAGCTTTTTCCGGTACCCATTTCGGCAAACAAAGCAACTTCTTTTGCTTCCCAAAAGCGTTGAAGATATGCCGCTTGATGGACATAAGGTTTGTTCTTGAAGGGGTAGTTATCCAAAAAATAATCCATGACTTTCTTTCTTTCTTTGAAAATAGGTATTGACAACCCGAAAAGATAGTGTACAGTAAAAGCACGTTTCAAGAAAGGAGAGCGTAAACGTGGCAAAAGTTTTTATCGTACAAGAGATGCCCAATCATGATATTGCGCCTGCAATGAAGTATGGGGACATGGTGGTTCTATTGGAGCCAAATACCCAGATCGCATTCAGCACAGTACCAACGGTTCGCATGCTGCGACGCAAGTTGCGGGAATACAAGGATGGGGATTATCTGTTGTTGACAGGTGACCCTGTAGCTATCGGCTTGGCCTGCTCGATAGCTGCTTTCTATAACGCTGGCCGGTATATAGCTCTGAAGTGGGATCGCCGCGAAAGAATGTATATCCCTGTTAAAATTGACATCACTGAGAATGGAGAAAGAGATGAGTAACATCGAAATGTTTGAGCAAGACGCTGGTGCATTGGTCGTCAAGAATGAGGACTTGCAATCAGTTGGTGAGTTGGCCACACGTGCCAAGCAGCTTGAGAAAGAAATCGAAGAGCTGGAAGACAGCGTCAAGGAGCGCAAAGAACAGCAGCGCAAGTTGCTGGAGGAAAGCATTCCGGGCCGTTTGTCTGAGCTGGGCATGAAGTCGTTCAAAATGTCTGACGGCAGCCAGATCGACATCAAGGCGTTTTACAGCGCCAGCATCAAAGAAGAGAACCGCGCCACGGCCTACGAATGGCTGCGCGATCACGGTTATGACGACATCATCAAGAACACGGTGTCTGTGCGCTTTGGTCGAGGAGAAGACCAATTGTGCGAGACCCTACTGAACCAATTGCGTGAGAACAACTACCCAGTTGAACAAGCGCAAAAGGTCGAACCCCAGACCTTGAAAGCTTGGGTTCGCGAGCAGGTGGAACGCGGAAGCGAGTTCCCCACAGAGCTGTTTGGCGTGTACATCGGCCAAAGAGCAACCATCAAATCAGCGTGAACAAAGGAAAATTATCATGGCAAAAAATGAAGTAGCAGTAAAGAACGAAGGCGCACTGGTCTTGGCAAATGATTTTGAGCAAGACAGTGGTGGTTTTGACGGCATGGGTCAGGAAGACTTTGCGCTTCCGTTCCTGCGGTTGTTGACCAACACATCACCTGAGGTTGGAGAAGTCGATGGCGCGATGCCGGGGATGATTTTGAACTCGGTGACCGGAGAGTTGTATGACGGTAAGAAAGGCATCACCGTGGTTCCCTGCGCATATGTACGTCAGTACATTGAGTGGGCACCACGCGGCAGTGGTAGCGGTGCACCCATCACTATCTACCCGGCCACGTCTGACATTTTGAGCCGCACGCACCGCGAACCGGGCGACAACAAAGACTACCTCGATAACGGCAACTACATCGAGAACACGGCCAATCACTATGTGATGCTCATCAACGATCAGGGCTTTCCGGAAGCCGCTTTGATCACCATGAAGTCCACGCAACTTAAAAAGTCGCGCAAGTGGAACAGCATGATGATGACCACCAAGATGATGGGCGCGAACGGACCATTCACTCCCCCCATGTATTCACACCTGTATCGTCTCAGCTCACAAGCAGAGTCCAACGACAAGGGCAAGTGGTTTGGTTGGGAAGTCGAGCGCATTGGGCCGATTGAAGACAAGAATGTGTACCAAGCTGCAAAGGCATTTGCTACCCAAGTGAATGCCGGTGAAGTCAAGGTCAAGCATTCTGACGAAGAAGCCGGTCCAGCCGAAAAAGCACCGTTCTGAGTTTTGGGGAGGGGTGACCCTCCCCATCTTCAATAGAGATGCCAATGGAACAACTACAACGATTTCAGGACATATTCAGGGGTCTGGATATTGCCTATGGGACATACGTAATTAAGGCGGAAAGAGGCGATGGAAAGCAAGCAGGAAAGGCAACAGTTGTTAGAAAACCCCCAACGGATGACCTATGGCAGAAGCACCTTGAGGGCGTTGACCCGAGTTTGGGAATTATTCCAATCCGGGCGGATAACTCCTGCATCTGGGGGTGTATTGATATTGACCAGTATCCTTTGGACCACAAAGGCCTAGTCGAAAAAATTGCGCAGTTGAAACTGCCGTTGGTTGTTTGTCGCAGCAAATCTGGAGGCGCACATGTTTTTCTCTTTACAAAAGAACCGGCCCCAGCCCGGGATTTTCAACAGTACCTCAAGGATGCGGCAGCACTGCTCGGCGAAGCTGGCCGAGAGATTTTTCCTAAGCAGGCCGAAATCCTTGTTGATCGAGGAGACACCGGAAACTTCCTCAACCTCCCGTACTTTGGGGGTGACGCGGGAACAAGGTATGCATTCAATGACGACGGTACGGCAGCCACGTTGGAAGAGTTCTTTGTTCTATACGAAAAAAACGTCCAAGGCCTCCCGCTTAATTTTCCTGAACCGCCTAAGCAAGCGGAGAGTCCCATCAAAGATGGCCCACCTTGTTTACAGGCTCTATGCGCACAGGGCTTCCCAGAGGGGACGCGCAATAATGGACTATTCAACATTGGAATCTATCTTAAGAGGGCCGCGCCCGGAGCTTGGGAAGACAAGCTGGTGGAGTACAACATTAAGCATGTGGCTCCCCCTCTCCCGAACAACGAAGTGCAGGTCATCGTTAAACAGGTCGGCAAGAAAGAATATCAGTACAAGTGTAAAGATGCGCCCCTCAATAGCTTCTGCAATTCGGGCCTATGTAGATCGCGCAAATATGGCATCGGAGGAAACGGTCCTGATGCGCCTCAGATAGCCTCGCTGTCCAAGTACGCATCTGATCCACCATTGTGGTTTTTGGATGTCAACGGCAAGCGCGTGGAGCTTGAAACAGATAGCCTGTTCACACAAGCTGCATTTCAAAAAGCATGCGTTGAAAAACTCAATGTTCTGCCGCCTACCTTGCGCAAGCAGGACTGGGAGAACATGCTCAATGCGCTGCTCAAAGAGATGGTGGAGACAGAACAGATCGCCGAGGCCAGTGAAGATACCAGTCTGGTTGGCCGCTTCATGGACTTGCTTGAAGAGTTCACCACCCACATGCAGCAAGCAATGGACAGGGATGAAGTTTTGATGGGCCGACCATGGCGCGATGACGATGAGGCCAAGACGTACTTCAGGATGAAAGACCTTGACAACCATTTGAAGCGCAACAACTTCATGGGCATGACCGCGCCTAAGATGGCACAACGATTGCGCGACATTGGCGGTGAGCCGATATCGTTGCTACTCAAAGGCCGCGCTACCCGTTGCTGGCGCATACCCAGCTTTGGCAAACAGGAAGCACCATTCGATACCCAAACCAAACGCACCGAGGGGAGCCCGTTTTGACTCTAAAAATTAATGGATATGACGAAGCAGTCATCGGCCCTGCATACGTGTGGGACAGCAGTGGCACCCAGTCTTTAACGCTGGTCTACGACGCGGAGATCATCCGCGACATCTTGATGGCCAGAGACGGCATGGATTTCGGGGAAGCCCGGGAGTACATTGAATACAACATCGAGGGCGCTTACGTTGGCCCGACAACTCCCATACTTGTCTGGAAGCATGATGAGTACTACGGGGAAATGGATGACTGATATCCACAAAATCTTTGGCCCGCCGGGCTGCGGCAAGACAACCTACCTGCTTAACGTGGTGGACAAGGAATTGGGGGCTGGGGTTTCCTCAGCAAGGATTGGCTACTTTTCTTTCACCAGAAAGGCTGCCAACGAAGCACGGGACCGAGCGATCGCCAAGTTCCCACAGCTCAATGCCAAGACCGACTTCCCCTATTTCCGGACGTTACACAGCCTTGCGTTTCAATGTCTTGGTGTGCGATCTGAAGACATTATGCAGGCGGAACACTTCCGGGAGTTTGCTGCCCAAGCAGGGATTGAGCTGGAGTTGTCCACCGACATGGAATTGGATTTGGTCAAGCCTGACAACCCCATTTTGAACGAGATCAACATTGCCCGGATCAAGGGTGAGGACTTGCGCACGCACTACAACAAGTGCGGGCTTGACATCGAATGGCACCACTTTGAGTTTGTTGAGCGCACTTACCGGCACTACAAGAG